GCCGAAAAGGCAAAAAAGGCGGCGGCGGTTTATGATTCCGCTCTACATGAATATAACACGGCAGCAATTCCCGGCTTTACTCAAATTGATTATTACAAAACGTCGCCTGATTCCATCGCAAAATATTTTCACATTACTAAATAATTGGAGGTGCTAACCATGAAAAGATTAAATAATGTTTACCCCGTTAATGTTTTCGGGCGTGAGGTTTTCGTAACATTCGATCATTTTACAATGAACGGGCAGCCGGTTTATAACGTGGAATTTTTAGCGGTTACAAGTTCAAATGTGACTTACATGGTCAAGTATTCCGGCGTCAAAGCTGCCAATCAGGATCACGCCGCAAAAATAGCACTTGAAAAATTCGAAAAGGAGGTTTGAACAATGAAAGAATTAAATCAGGTAATAGCAAGAAATTTATTTTTAACTTTGGTTTTAGATTATGAATATCGTTTTAACGATCTTTCGGGTGTTTATTGTAGAGTGCTAAACGACGGATATTATTACGGTCAATTAACCGCTACAAATCGCGATGAGGCAATTAACAAATTTTTTAACAGACAATTTTGTCATATTTAATTGGAGGTTCTAAAAATGGGAAATATAACAAGCTATGAGGTAAAAACAATTTATCGTGATGAATTGACGGGAATTTGTACGTTAGACGATAAAGATTATATAAACGCTGGTGATTTTCTTCACATCTACAATGTTTTACTTGAATTAGGTTTTGAAAGTTATTCATACGAAAACAAGCCGCATTTTAAGAAATACGACAAAAACGATAATTATACCGTGTTTGTGGTTTTTGATCCTTATATCGAATAATTGGAGGTAGTAAAAATGATAATTGACTTGATTCTTGACAAAAAAGATCTTAACGACAATACACCACTAACCGCCGCCGCCGTTAAATATATCGTTGACGAATGTAATATTTTTGGTTTTGATGAAATTAAAAAAGCGGTTTACTCTATGAATGAGCGGGCGATAAAGACGGCGTTATGTGAGTATATCGACAATAATAATTACAACCCTGAAATTAAAGATTTCATTTTAAATACAACCTGGTTTTAATTTGGAGGTATAAAACAATGGAAAACAAGAAAATCACAATCACACATGAGGACGCTGAAATTTTAGAAAACATGATTTCTTATTATCACGTTCACACAGTTGAAAAGATACAAGAAAAATATCCTGGTTTTGTTTCTGAAGATTTTGAAAAGGTTTTGGCAATACTTGAAAAGGCTTTGGAGGTATGAAAAATGAATATTAACGAATATGCAATTATTACAAATCATTTAATCGGCAGGTGGTAACATGGTTTTATTGATCCTTGCAATAATATATTTTCCCTTGTATGTAATTTTAGAAACGGCTAAAAAATCAAAATAGAATAACATCAGGAACGGCGGCATAATAACCGCCGTTTTTTATTGTCTGTATTTCTCCAATAGAATCACGGCAGCCGGATAATATCAGGCGTTAAAAACAAGTTGCATATAATTCCAGGTGCTACAATGCCGTTATAACGCCCGTAATGGGGTTTATTTTCGCTTTGAATATATCAGACAACAAATTATTCGTTTTACCCGTCAAATCGAATACACGGCAATTTTGGGCGTTTTAAGGCTATACGGCAAAAAACAAGTAAATATGCAAGTAATATATAACGGCAGGTAATAGCCTTATAAGCTCGTAGTATTGTCTGTATTGCGCCTGCTGCTATTGGATAATATCAGGATATACACGGCAGCCGGGAAACGATCACGGCAGACAATTCCAGGCGTTATAGCATAGTTATTATAATAAGCAATTTACAAGCAAAAAAAATCACGGAATCGGGGCGGGGGATAGTATTATATTCTATATATTATTTATATTTCTTTTATAGATTGATTATCATTCTATATATTTATTTAGTTATATAGTTATATAGTTCTTTTGTGTTTGTATTGTATTTGAATATTCTATATAGATTGATAATTCTCTAAATATGGCATGATGTTTTTATCAGGATAGATTTTCGGCGTTTTGGCTTGCATTTTGACATGATTGTAAACCAAAATCGAAATTTACTTTACAATCGAATTTGAGAATAATTATCAATTTCAAGCGGGATCAGGTGCTTATAATACGGCAAAATAAAAATTATACCGAATTACGCTTTAATGGGGTAAAGTGCCGATAAATGCGTCAACCACAAGGGTTTTGACGGTGCTTTGATAATCAAATAGTTTGATGCATCAAAGTATTTTTGCATAGTTATTCATTAGAAACGGGATATTATGCAGCCGTGAATATGAAAATGATAATCATTATCAATTTGACACCCCTGGGGCAATAGCCGGAAGGGGCAGGGGGTGGGGGTGGTCGTTTCTGCACTTTTGAATTAAAAAGGCGTTCATCGTGTCTGCTGAATCACGATCTCCAAAATTTTTTTGAAAACAAAAAGGCGAGTTTTCTGTTGGTAACATCACTTTTGGGGCGGTTTTCTTGCTAATTATAATAATGCGAGTATTCGCCCGTGTGCGTGCGAGTAAGACAGTTAAAAGGCAAAGTTTCGAGTGGAAAAATTTGACTTTATTTGACTTGTGAACAGATAATATACACAAGAGGACGGTATAAAACTATGAAAAAAGGCATACGAGCAGTAGATATAGTAGCAAGGCTGATAGAAGCAAGACCTGACTACGAATCATACGAAGCACTTGCAAGAAGGGCAGGGTTTTCTTCGACCATTACGCCTTCATCGTTAGCGAAGCGCAGGGATATGGGCGTAGGGTTACTGTTTAGGGTGTGCAAGGCTTTCGGGTATCAGATAATAGTGTTTAACCCCAACCCGCCTAACGGCTTACAGAAGGCGTATGTAGTAGGCGAGAAAAAATCACCTATTACGCCGAGAGTGAGGACGGATAAGGTTCGTGTGAGCCGTGATCCTTATAACAATCAGCTTTTCAAGGCAAAGCGGAAATATAAGAAACGTAAGAAAGAGTTTGTGAGGGTACAGTAATGGCGGTTAAAGGTAACAGAAATCAGGAAAAAGCGAAGTTGCGTTCTTCCGATATGGGCGCACTAATGGTAGTGGATAAGAAACTTCGTACCGAGTGTGAAACATCGCCGGAAGTGAATAAGCGGAATCTGAAAGCTATGGCAAATGCGGAGAAGGCGGAAGCGGTGGCGAAGAATCTGTTGAATCTTGCAGGCGTTATCGACGATGAAATAGGGTTATTGGATAAGAAGTGCCTTAAAAATGCCACGGCGGTTGACCTGGACGATGTAAGGGCGGTAATGGAGAGAAGCAGGGACTACTTCGTTGCCTGCGCTGCCGCAAAGAACCCTCCGAGCATGCTTACATATTGTTCTATCGGGTTAGGACTAACGCAAAATAGGGTAAATGACTATATAAGGAAGCATAATAACGATTCTACCGAGTTTATATTGAGGGTTAAGGACTTGATAGCGGATCAGATCACCACGGGTGCGATGTATGGCAATTTGGATAATATTATGGCTATTTTCCAACTTAAAAACCTTCATGGCTTCGCCGATAACGTCAGGATCGAAGCAGCCGTGGCAGAACAAGCACCGCAAATCGACGAATCTGCTCTTAAAGCCGAGTATGAAGCCTACGCAAAGGCTAATGGCATAGAATTACCGAAGGAAGTCGCAAATGGTTGATACTTATACCCTTAAAATCATCGAGGAAATGATAAATCGTGATGTGGACGGCATTAAGCCGTACCGTGATTATTACGATATTTGCCTTCAAGACACAAAGTTTAATCTGACTAAACTCAAATGGCTTGAAAATCAGGCACAGAAAACACAAATGAGGGAATATGTCAAGGGCAAAATTGACTTTTCAAGGGAATTTCACGAATTAAGAAGGGATATTTTCACATCGTTAGCATTTTATGACTTCGATTCGTACCTTATTGCCCTTGAATGGGACAGAAAACCCGAACAGAGGTTCTATCAGCCGAGAAGAAGGGTGCTGAAAACCGCCGTGGACGCTTACCAGGACTTGGAGGACGATAAACTTGACGAGCTTTTTGTAAGTCAGCCACCGAGAACGGGTAAATCTACCCTGTCTATCTTTGCTACAACGTGGAAGATAGGCAAGGATAGTGAATCTTCCAATCTTTATAGTGCTTATTCCGATAAGATCACCACGGCGTTCTATAACGGCTGCCTTGAAGCGATAAACGATAAGGTTACTTACCGTTGGGGCGATATTTTTCACGGACACACATTGGCAAGCACGAACGGTAAAGACCTGACTTTTGATATTGACAGAAAGAAACACTATCCGTCAGTTACCGCAAGATCGATACACGGTACGCTGAACGGTTCATGCGACGCTTCGGGTTGGCTTTTGTCCGATGATTTGGTTTCCGGCATAGACGAGGCTTTGAGTACAGACCGCTTGGCTTCGCTTTGGTATCTCGTAGAAAATAACTTTTTGACGAGAGCAAAAGAGAAGTGCAAGATCATTTGGGAAGGTACACGTTGGGCGACCGCCGATCCCATTGGCTTGCGTCGTGAGGTTTTGGAAAGAGAAGAATATAAGAACAGAC